GCCTGATTACAGACGTTCGTAAGTGCAATGCCATCGTGGATTTCTGCTACAACCTAGGCACGGGACGCTTGCAAACAAGCACATTAAAGAGGAAAATCAATGCCAATGATTGGGACGGGGCCAAGGAACAACTGATGCTCTGGACTAAAGGTGGCGGCAAAGTACTGCCGGGCTTGTTAAAACGCCGCACTGCTGAGTGCGCCCTACTGGATTGACCGATGCCATTACAAAAGATTCTGTTTAAGCCGGGCGTCAACCGGGAGAATACCCGTTATACCAACGAGGGTGGCTGGTACGAGTCTAACAAAGTGCGTTTTCGTCAAGGCACTCCAGAAGTTATTGGTGGTTGGCAACGTATTTCTGCATCTGTGTTTGTTGGAATCTGCCGTTCACTGTGGAATTGGGTCACGCTTGGTAGCTTAAACCTTCTTGGTGTTGGCACAAACTTAAAGTTTTATATTGAAAACGGCGGCTTGTATTACGACATTACGCCTCTCAGAACCACCACAACACTAGGCACAGACCCGTTCACAGCCAACGGAACAACCACAGTTACAGTGACTGCGACCAGCCACGGGGCAACCAACGGCTCTTATGTGACTTTCAGCGGGGCTACAGGCACGTACGCTTCTACGTTAAACGCTGAATACCAACTTACAATTGTCAACTCAAACTCGTACACCATCACCACAACTTCTGCGCTGACTGCAGGTTCTTATGGGGGCGCTGCTGTATCTGCTGCTTACCAAGTTAACGCTGGCCCTGAGTATGCAGTACCTTTGTCGGGTTGGAGTGCGGGTACATGGGGTGCTGGCGTTTGGGGTACGGGCGGCACAAGCGCGTCTAGTTTGCAGTTGTGGAACCAGATGAACTATGGCCAAGATTTAATCTATGGCCCCCGTGGGGGAGCGCTTTACTATTGGAGCGCAACTTCTGGTACAGGCACACGCGGGGTTAACATCAACACCCTAGGCGGTACAGTCACATTTACCAGTGCATCGCCCACAGTTGTTACCTCAACTATTCTTTACACAGAAGGCGCGGCCCTCCAATTTTCTGGTGGATCGTTGCCAACAGGTATTACCGCAGGCGTAACGTATTACGTCTTTGAAGTGGATGGGCTGACATTTAAGTTGCTTGACGCGTCTGGTACAGCAATCAACACATCAACTACTGGCTCGGGAAGTGTGTCTAAGATTGTTGACGCACCAACCTTGCAGAACAACTTGACAGTATCTGACACATCACGTTTTATTCTTGTGTTTGGTACAAACGATTACAACTCTGGAGTTCTTGACCCGATGCTGATCCGCTGGTCAAACCAAGATGACATCTACAACTGGACGCCTGACGCTACAAACCAAGCAGGGTTTGTTAGACTTTCTCACGGCTCACAGATTATTACGACTGTGCAGACCCGCCAAGAGATTGTGGTGTTTACGGATTCCAGTGTGTACTCGCTCCAGTACCTTGGCCCCCCGTACGTGTGGGCACCGCAGTTGCTAGGTGACAACATCTCAATCATGAGTCCCAACTCGGCTGTGATTGCTTCAGGCGTTGTGTACTGGATGGGCGTGGACAAGTTCTATGCTTATGATGGCCGCGTGCAAACGCTGAACTGTGACCTGCGCCGCTACGTGTTCCAAGACTTGAACCAAGGGCAATCATTGCAAGTATGCTGTGGCACCAATGAGGGCTTCAATGAAGTCTGGTGGTTCTATCCATCAAGCGACAGTACGGTTAACGACCGGTATGTTATATACAACTACCTTGAAAAAGTCTGGTACTACGGCACAATTGGGCGCACTGCTTGGCTTGACTCTGGTTTGCGTCAATACCCGATTGGGGCTACGTACAGCTACAACTTGGTTAACCACGAGCAAGGACTCAATAATGGCCAAGATACCAGTGTTGTTGCAATTGATGCTTATATTAGCTCGTCTGAGTTCGATATTGGTGACGGCCATAATTTTGGCTTTGTCTGGCGTGTCCTACCGGACTTGACATTTGGCGACTCTGTGTCTGACACACAAGGCAACCCAGCATCTGTGACCATGACGCTATATGGTTTGACCAACTCCGGTTCTGGCAGAACAAGCAGTGCAAGTCAGCCGGTATACAACAGCAGTGCGTACGACATTACCGAAGAGTTTACGGGGCAGATTTACACGCGTATGCGTGGGCGTCAAATGATCTTTAAAGTTGGATCAAACCAAATTGGCACAACTTGGCAGCTTGGCGCACCGCGTATAGATATTCGTCCTGACGGCAGACGTTGATGGCGACGAACAACCGCATCATTAACCCTGCGCCACCTAGCTTACCGCTGGGTGGTAATGACTACAGTCGCCAGTACCAAGATCAGTATTCCAACGTCTTGCGTTTGTACTTTAACCAACTGCGTAATGCTTTAAGTGAGTTGCTGGGCAATGCTGGCGGTAAATACATTGCGTTTCCATATGGGGCTTTTTCAGACTTTACGTCCCAAACAGCTACAGTCAATACCGCTACGTTGATGGCGCTAAACACAACGGATTTTTCTAATACGGTGTCGTTGCAAACAGGCTCAAAATTAACTGTTGATAACCCCGGCATATACAACTTGCAGTTTAGTGCACAGTTGCAGAATTTAGATAATGCACCGCAAGATGTATTTATCTGGCTTAAACAAAACGGCACAGACATTGTTGGCTCGACTGGTAAAGTTGGTATGCCCGCTAGAAAAAGTGCGGGAGTTCCGTTTCACGACATTAAAGGCTGGAACTACTTTTTGTCCCTGAATGCAGGCGATTACGTTCAGATTTACTGGTCAACCACAAATGCAAGCGTAACCATAGAAACTTACGCGGCTTCTGGCACACCAACTAAACCATCCACAGCATCGGTCGTAGCTACACTTTCATTTGTGTCTGCGCTACCAACATGATATTATCAAACAACCCCCATTTTGAGAGGCAAAAATGAGCCTGCATAAGTTTGCCGAACAGGTAGCCGCCAACGGTCGCGGAGAAGACTCTTTACTTGTACACATGACGCCGGACGAAGTCCAGCGCCTACAAGCTTTTGCCGAAGCTAACGGCACGACAATGACCATCAATCCGCATACGGGTTTACCCGAAGCGGGCTTCCTTTCGGACTTGTTTAAGGCTGTAGCCCCTATTGCCCTTGGCGCGTTTTTGGGCCCTGCTGGTGCAGCATTTGGTGGTGGTTTAATGTCTGCGGGTATGGCTGCAGCCACTGTTGGCGGCATTACCACCTTGGCTACTGGTAGTTTGTCTCGCGGTCTCATGGCCGGACTGGGCGCTTATGGTGGCGCGGGGTTGGGTGAAGGACTAATGAACGCTGGAACAGGCGCAGGTTTGTCCGAAGCTTTGGCAGGGTCGGCCCCAAGCACAATAGAGCAAATTGCTGGAGAAACACTGCCGGCAGCGCAAGGTTCTTCAGGACAAGCGTTTAATGAATTTTTAAAAAGCAATGCCAATCCCGCGACGCAGTCTTTTGGAGATATGGCTTCCGCAGGTGCAAAGGCTGTAGCTAATGACCCCTTGCAGTTTGCTAAAGATAACTACAAATATCTGGGCGCTGCAGCCGCACCAATCATGGCGGGCATGATGGTTCCTACAACCACAAAGATGCCTGAGATTGGACAAAACACAGACACCATCAACCAGTTCATTTATGGCCCTAATGGACAGTACCGCCGGTTAAACCCCGTGCCTGCGGCTGGCTACGGCACACCCGCATACAAGCCGTTTGCTGACGGCGGTATTGTGGCTTTGGCTGGCGGTGGTGATCTCAACAACATTTATGCCAACCTTGGCGGTAAACAAGTTTACGACAAGATTTCTGCCGACTATTTAAAAGCTGGCGGTACTGAGGCGGGCTTACCTTCTATCTTCTCTGCATACGATAAACCTGTGGCGGCTCCCGCTGCCGCTGCTCCTGTGGTTACTGCCGCACCTGATTTAAATAATATTTACGCCAACCTTGGTGGTAAACAAGTCTATGACAAGATTGCATCTGACTACATAAAAGCCGGCGGTTCTGAGGCAGGCTTGCCTTCTATCTTGTCGCAGTACGATAAGCCCGTAGCAGCACCTGCTGCCGCGGCTCCAATTGTTACTGCCGCCGCTACTAAGCCTGCATTGACTACTGCCCAACAACAAGCTTTAGATTTGATGCTTCAGTCTTCGATAGGTGGAGTCAATACTTCTGCCATGGATGCTTTGGGCGGTGCTGCAGCCGTTAAAAAGTTGGCTGAATCCGCTGGGTATACAGGCAGTGCAACAC